TAGGAGTGTCCGAAAGGGTAGCACCTCGAAAGTAGTTAAAATGAAAACGTAGTTATTAACAGGAGAAAAAAATGTCAATAAATGTAACTACGGCATTTGTCCAACAGTATTCTGCTAATGTGCAGATGCTTTCTCAGCAAATGGGTTCATTACTGAGAGATGCTGTAAGGGTAGAATCTGTTACAGGAAAAAATGCCTTTTTCGATCAGATCGGCAAAGTTACTGCTCAAAAGCGTACAACTCGCCATTCTGATACACCTCAAATCGATACTCCTCACGCTAGAAGAAGAGTATCATTGGTTGACTATGAGTTCGCAGATCTCATAGATGAGCAAGACAAAGTTCGTATGCTTATTGATCCAACAAGTGCTTATGCTCAAGCAGCAGCAGCAGCTATGGGAAGATCAATGGATGATGTTATCATTGATGCAGCATTAGGAACTGCGTTTACTGGTGAGACTGGTTCAACATCCACAACTATGTTATCTGGAAATCAGATAGCAAATGGTGGTACTGATTTGACAGTCGCAAAGTTAAGAACAGCTAAAAAGACTCTTGACTTAGCATCAGTAGATCCTTCAATCCCAAGATATATAGCTGTTGGTCCAGAGCAGATTGATGCGTTGTTAGGAGATACAAATGTAACATCTTCTGACTTCAACACAGTCAAGGCACTTGTCCAGGGTGAAATCAATACATTCATGGGATTTCAATTCATTGTAACCAACAGACTATCAAAGAGTGGCAACATCCGTTCATGTTTTGCATGGGCAGAGGATGGTCTTACATTAGCGATTGGTAAAGATGTGATGGCAAGAATAGACGAGAGAAGTGACAAAGGTTACGCAACTCAGGTCTACTACTGCATGAGTATCGGTGCTACGAGAATGGAAGAAGAAAAAGTCGTTCAGATAGACTGTGATGAGTCAGCATAAGGGAGAAGTAAATGACTACAAAAAATTCTACACTTGTAGCTAATTTTGAAGCTACTCCTCAAGTTGCTAGTAATTCTCAAGAGCTTCATGGCGTTTTGCGTGTGGCTCAAGGAACAGTAGCACTAGCTGCTGGAGACAGCACAGACAATGATATTGTCATGCTTGCTCCACTTCCAAGTAACGCATCTATAACCAAACTTCAGGTTGCAGCAGATGCTTTAGGTGGCAGTTGTACTTTTAATGTTGGTATCTATCAAACAGATGGAACTGTTGTAGACGAGGACTTTTTCGCTACATCAGTTGCAGATGGTACAACAGCAGTTGCAGACCTAAGAACGGAAGCAGCAGATATTAATACCATTGGTAAAAAACTATTTGAAAATGCAGGAGCATCCACAGATCCAGGTGGGTACTACTACATTGCAGCTACCTTCAACGCCACAGGTGGTACAGGTGGTGATATGTCTTTTATCATTGAGTATGTAATCAACTAACAAGAGGGGGAGTTATCTCCCCTTCTCAAAGGTTTTTATATGCCATCAGTAGTAGATATATGTAATGAAGCAATGGATTTATTAGGTGCAGCAACGATTACTGCGCTTACAGAAAATTCGAAAGAAGCAAGACTTTGTAACAGAAGGTTTGCAACAGTCAGAGATGCAACACTAAGATCGCATCCTTGGAACTGCGCTATAGCAAGAGCAGAGTTAGCAGCAGATAGCACAGCACCTTCGTTTGGTTTTGCAAATCAGTTTTCTTTACCGACAGATCCTTTTTGTCTAAGGGTTCTATCTTTTTTCACATCAAATGTAGATGCTGAAATATCTCCGTATGATAGCCAAGTAATGTTTAAAATTGAAGGAAGAAAAATTTTATCAGATGAAGGAACTTGTCGAATTGTTTACTTAGCAAGAATAACAGACACAGAGCAGTTTGATAGTCTATTGTCAAACGCTATTGCGTATAGACTTGCATCAGAAACAGCTTATGCGATAACTGGTAGTACCACAGTTGCTCAGTCAATGTATAGTATGTACGAGCAAAAGGTAAAAGAAGCTAGGGCAATGGATGCACTTGAAGGTAAACCTGATAAATTGGTAGCTGATGAGTTTACAAACATAAGGTTGTAATATGGCAAGAGTATCAACAATCTTAACTAACTTTCGAGCAGGAGAGTTATCTCCTAAACTTTCAGGTCGTATTGACTTGCAAAAATATGCAGAAGGTTGTGATACAGTTGAAAACATGTTGGTCTTTCCCTCTGGTGGTATAACACGCAGACCAGGAACATCTTTTGCTGGAACAACAAAAGATAATGGAAAAGTTAAATTAGTAAACTTTGAGTTTTCAGATGAACAAGCCTATGTGCTAGAGTTTGGTGCAAACTATGTCAGATTTTTTCAAGATGGTGGAATACTTACAGAAGCAACAAAAACAATATCAGCTATAACAAAGGCTAATCCAGCAGTTGTTACTGCGACATCTCATGGTTATAGCAATGGAGATAGAGTTTTTATATCTGGCGTTGTAGGCATGACAGAAGTTAATAACAGAGAATTTACTGTTGCAAATAAAACAACAAATACATTTGAGTTATCAGGAATCAACAGTTCGAGTTTTACAACTTACACATCAGGTGGAACAAGTGGAAAAATTGTAGAAGTTTCAACAACTTACAGCGTAACTGAAATATTTGAGATTAACTTTGCGCAATCAGCAGATGTATTATTTATTGCACACAAATCACATGAACCAGCAAAACTAACAAGAACTTCAGCTACAAGTTTTACATTAACTGATATTGATTTTACAGATGGCCCATATTTAGATGAAAACATTTCAACGACAACTTTGTATGCGAGTGCGTCAACTGGAACAGGAGTAACGATAGTTGCTTCATCTGCAACTTTTGAGTCTGGGCATGTAGGTTCATTATTCAGATTTCGTGAAATTATTGAAGTAAACCATGATGCTTGGGCAGCTTCTACCAGTTATGCTCAAAACGATACAGTAAGAAATGCTGGTAATGTTTATAAAAAAACTAATTCAGGATCACATACAAGTGGTAACACAGGCCCAGTTCACACCTCTGGTACAGAAACTTATGGAAGTATTGATTGGGAGTTTCTTCATAGTGGTACTGGTTTTATTAAAATAACAGGCTTTACAAGTTCTACACAAGTTACAGCAGATGTAAAAAGCACTTTACCAGCGTCTGTTGTAGGCTCAAGTAATGCAACGACAAAATGGAGTGAGGGTGCTTTTAGTTCTGTTCGTGGTTTTCCAAAGGCTCTTGCATTTTATGAAGAAAGATTATTTTTTGCAGGAACAACACATCAACCACAAAGTATCTTTGGCAGCGTATCTGCTGATTTTGAGAACCATAGACCTGGTACAAATGATGATGATGCTGTAAATATTACAATAGCATCAGACCAAGTTAATGTTATAAAACATTTATTACCAGGTAGATTTTTACAAATACTTACAACAAGTGCTGAGTTTACACTATCAGGTGGCACAGGCACAACTCCAGTTACACCAACCAATGTAAATGTATTAAGAGAAACAACATTTGGAACATCACAGGTAAGACCACTAAGGGCAGGTAACTCAACTATACTTGTGCAAAAAGGCACAGAAAAAGTAAAAGAGATTACATTTGACTTAGATACAGATGGATTACTTGGTGTTGATTTGACTGTGCTTGCAGATCACATAACAAGAGGTGGATTAACTGATATGATATGGCAACAAGAGCCTGAGTTAATACTTTGGTTTGTAAGCGCAAATGGTGAATTGATAGGTCTCACATATGACAGAGCAAATGGAACTGTTGGTTGGCATGGTCATGTGCTAGGAGGTAGTGGTGTTGTAGAAAGTATAACAGCTATTCCAAGTGGAGCAGAAGATCAAGTATATCTAAGTGTAAAGTTGACAATCAACAGCGCAACAGTAAGACATATAGTTTTTCTGAAATCAATCAACTTTGGAACAGATGTAGCAGATGCTTTTTTTGTGGATAGTGGATTAACTTATTCTGGATCAGCAACAACAACGATTACAGGATTAAATCACCTCGAGGGAGAAACAGTACAAATTCTTGCAGATGGATCTGCACACGCAGATAAAACAGTATCAGGTGGTTCAATCACACTAGATAGATCAGCTACAAAAGTACACATAGGATTAGGATTTACAAGTTTTGTTAAAACTCTTAGACTTGAAGGTGGAGCAAATGATGGAACTTCACAAGGAAAAATTAAAAGAATACATGGAGTAACAGCAAGATTTTTAGATACTGTAGGAGCAGAACTTGGGCCAGAAACAACAAGTCTTGATAGAATACCATTTAGGGATAGTAGCATGGCTATGGACACAGCAGTACCAATGTTTACAGGCGATAAAGAAATATCTTTTCCAGCAGGATATGATAATGATGCACAAGTCGTTATACAACAATCACAGCCATTACCTATGACTGTTTTAGCTATTATGAGGAGGTCAAATACTTTTGATGCTTAAATTAGTTAAACTACAAGATAATCATATAAAAAATATTGAAACTGATTTTGACTTTTCAGAACACCATAGAAGTCTTTTGTGTCGAGATAACACAAGTGGGTATGCTGCACTACTAGACAACCATGTGGTTGCAATAGGTGGTATAAGTTGTTTGTGGGAAGGTGTTGCAGAAGGTTGGTTTATCATTGGAAATATTGGAAAGTTGTTTCCACTTGCTTTGGCAAGAATAGTTAGATTGATGGTTGATAGAATAATTAAAGAAAATAATTTATTTCGTTTACAAGCAAGTGTATGTTCTAATGATAAAAAGGCAGTAAGATTTATTAAATGGTTAAAATTTACAGAAGAAGGAATAATGAAAAAGTTTGGGCCTGATGGGGTAGACTATATTCGTTATGCTTGGGTGAAATAATGAGTCCGACAGTTATAGCAGCAGCAGCAGTTGGAGCATCAGGTTTTTTAAGTTTCAAAGGTGCAAAAGCACAGGCTAAAGCTATAGAAAGAACAGCAGATTACAATGCAAAAGTTGCT